CGCCGCCAACAGTGTTGGGGCGGTAGTCGAGCCTCGTTCGCCAGTCATCAGCCATGATCTTGTCCTATCCGTAAAGGGGCTTCAAGGCCCGCAAGTTTAAAGCAGCCATAGCGATCTCACGCTGGCGGTCTTCCTGAATGGTCCGCAACTGGTCATCGCGGTGACGGTCGATGTTCGACGCGTTCAAATCGTACTGGCGCAACTCTGCTGCCTGATCGCCCGCCTGGCGGCCCATCTTGCGGACATGGTCGCCCGTCCGCTGCCGCAAAGCGTTCTGGAACGCACCCGAACGGACACCCCCGCCAGTCAGACCGCGTCGGGCATGGTTGGAAACGAATGGCTCATGCGACCGACCGAACGTCCGAGTAGTATCGGACGTCTGACGGTTTCCGCGCTGCTGCGCCAAGAAACGGCCGCGGGTGTTCGCGGCCTGCTTGGACAGGTGATCCTGGTTTACGTCGCTACGTCGCTGCGTGTAGCGTGATTGGTCGATAGCCATTACATATAGCCTTTCTTGTCCCCCCCTAAGGGGATCAGCCGACAAACAGTGCGGAAATGAACGAATGGTTCGAGCCGTCACACCTGTAACTGCCAGTGCCGCCCACGTCCTGACGGACCTTGACCTGGAAATCGAGAGTGGTGCCCGCTCCAGCCGTAACGATCCAGGTTTGGCTAAGCGTCACCCTGGAACCCGCCGTGGCAGGCAACGGGTGCCAGACCATCTGATTCAACTGCATCACATTCTTAACGTGCAGTTCGCCAATAAAAGCGCTCACCGTTGGGCCAGCAGCCACAGTTTGAACCTTCACGTCGAGCGTCACCGTGATAATGTAATGCCCCGCCTTCGTGTTCGTTATATTCCCCGTATCGAGGAACAGCGCCGCCGTCCCAGTCGTATCCAGACTCCCAGCAGTCACATCCGTCGCAAAATCTGTTTCAATAGCCTTCGTGTCAGTGTAAGCGTTCGCCGTGACAACGGCAGCAGCCTCAGCCGCATCGGCCTTCGCCGTAGCGTCCGCCGAAGCGGTCGCAGCCGCGGCCGTATCAGCAGCCTCCATCTGAGCCAGACCGACAGCCTCCAACGGGGCGGTTGCCGTAGCGTTCAGCAGCAGCGGGCCAGCCATGCCGACCGAACCATCCTTGTTGACCAAGTTCGCATTGACATGCGTCTCGATCTCCTGATAGTTTTGCTGGTGGTCGATAGCCTCAATGAGAGCGGCATCAACAATGTCGTTAGGAATATTCAATGAAGCCATGTCAGCTCATCCTTCGTGATCGGTACTTGAGTACGATTGCGCCGAGTCCCCAGGCAATGCCAGGCTCCCCGTCGATTTGTAGCTGTGTGGCCGCCATTGTCCCCAAGGACGATCCGCGCTTGAGTTGCATCTCGTCGTCGAAACCGACCGAGTAGACGGAGCCGTCACCGTATGCGGTGCCGTCGCCGTAACGGGAACCGTCGGCCGCCGTGTTGACATCGACACCAAACTTGCGGGTCACCCGACCAGACGTGTAATCGGCGCGCACAGAAACCTGGAAACGGTAATCTTCGCCGCCATCCAAAGACACAAACGTCGGACGCTTCCAACGCTTCTTGAGATCAATGGTGCCAGCGTTCAGCCAGCCCGTCGTGTAGCGTGTGCCGAACGGCTCCGAGGAACCCGAAATGTCATCGACCGCCTGGTCCTTGATGTCCAACAAAACCACATCGGCAGAGTTGCGGGCGAAGCCCAGCGAAGCTGTCGAACCCTGAGCGTAGCCGCCCTGAGCGAACGGGCCAAGCGTGCCGCCGTCGCCGCCCTGAAACTTGGTCCACGAACCGTACTGGCCGACCGAAGGGTCGAAAACAAACGTGACAGTCGCCTCCGTAGCGACACCCACATCGTCGTAAGGCACCGACCACCACAGACGGTTATTGACCCAGCCGAGCCACTGCTCGTCAGCCAAACCCGAAACGAAGTCGCCCGACGACAACATCGGACGCAACGCATACGAAACTTCCTGGGCCGCCGTACCGTCAGCGATACGGAACACGCCGTCAGGCATCGACATGAAATAGCACGCCGACTCCGAACGGGCAATGACCTGAGTCGACCTTGCACCCTTCGTGCGGGACACGTTAATCAACTGCTGCGACGGGCCGTCGTAACCGAAGATCGCCCACACCGACGAAGCCTTAAACACCAGCAGATGGTCCTGCATCGGGACGATACCCGTGATCGGGCCACCACCCTCCAAAATGTCGACGTAATCGTATGACGCCCAAGCGTCAGGAACATTCGGATGCGACCAACGGACACGGTGAGGATGCGACACACCGTCCTCAGTCGTCGCCGCCACCCAAGTACGGCCACCGTGGGCCGTCGTGAAGTCCGCCTCAACGAACCCGCCAGTGACAGGGACCGTGTAGTCGTCAGAGAAAGCCTGCGCGCCAGGCGTCGACAGAAGCAGCGTGCAGTCAGCCGACACACCATTCCACACCGCAGGTGCAGCCGAACCGCCACGCACAATGTACAAGTCGTCGCCCCAAGGAGCAAAGTCGGCCATAGTGGCCGTGAAAGCCGACCCAGCCGTATGAGTCAGGTCAGCGAACGTACCGTTCGACGACCAATACAAAGTGTCATCACCCTCATTGCGGACAATGACCGAGTCCAAACCAGACGACCCCTCATGCAGAAACGCGACCCGAGGGTTCCAGGTTGCGACAGTGATCGGCGCATCATTCCAACGCTCCCAGCCCCTGCGAGTACGGACACCACCCTCGACAACCTCGACGTTCAACATGTCCGCACCCTCAGTCGGACCCAAAGTAAACTCGGAACGCCGAAAGTTCAACCCGCCAGAAAAGTCTTGCAAGTTGAGAGCCTGGATACGGTTAGCCATCAGAGAGCAACCAGACCGACGTTAGCGCGCCGACGCGCCGTAGCAAGGCCACGCCCCATCTGCACCGACCCCTGATACTCGGCACGCATGATCTGCGTCATCGTCACAGACACCATCCGCTGCCACGTCGCCAAATAGAACTGGGAAAGAATGTCATCCTCCTGGCCCGCATAAGCCCGAGAAATAGCGTAATGCACCATCGAAGGATGCAAACGAGAATCACAGTCAGGGACCGCCGCAGCAACCCCAACCCAATCCTCCGACAACATGCGCCAGCCACGAACAGTGATATCCTTGTCTGTGTTCGCCTTCGGCCACAGATACAGTTGCCCACCCCACATGGAGAACAAGTCGGCAGTGTTGCTGCCCGAAGAGTCATCCGAGTAGTAGGCTTCAGCAGAGCTATGGTTGACGTGGCTCACGGACTGGAGTCCCTCGCCTGTCAAGGACGCGGCAACGCCGAAGTCCGAAGGCAGGTCTATCGGTGCCCCATCGGAAGTGGCGGACACAGTCCAAGACGTTTCGAGCCAGGGCCAACGGTTCTCGTTGGACGTGGTCTGCTGGAACGCTTCGAGTAGATAGAGGTCTACGAGCGCATTGGAGAGATCCTCGACTTCGAGGTCGAGCTGGAGTCGGACGGCGTCACGAAGTTCCTGTACGTTCACGGTGCTACTCCTGGGGTCATGGTGTCAGGCTCGACTGCTTTGATGCAGCCTGCACAGAGGGGGGTCTGCGTTTCGCGGCTGGCCTTGATCGAGTACGCCTGGCAGGTGTCGTCCTTGCCTGAGCAGCGGTTCTTTCGAGGGTTGAGGTAGGGTGCGGTCGAGTACGACGGCATCGAGTTCGGCCCGACGTGTTCCTGGGAGTTCGAAAGCTCCCCGATGTCAGAGTTCTGCAAAACGTAAATGTATTCTGATGCCATACCCTTTACCTTTCTTGTCCCCTGCACTGGCAAAGGGGAGAGGGCTTGCGCCCCCTCCCCGCTACCTTTGTAACGATGTTAGCGTAAACCCTAACTCAGAGGTCGAAGCCCTTGAGCTTGAAGTTCTTGCGACGGTCGTTGACCGTGAGGTTGCCGACTGCCGAGATGACCGCGTAGCGGGCATCGACGAACGTGGCGTCACCAGTGGTGGCGCTCGCGCTGTCGATCGGGCTGTCGGTGAACTTCGACTGCTTGAACCAACGGTCCTTGTGACCGACCAGGGTCAGAGTGTCAGTGTTGATACCCACGACGGAGCCAGCTTCAGCGGCCTTGTCGAAGTAGAACGGGACACCCTTGAACAGCAGGTTGGTGAAGCCGATGTCGCCATCTTTGGTCTTCGCCTGGAAACGCACGTTCGGGGTCAGACCCAGTTCATACGTCTCGAAGATGTCCTGTGTTCCCAGGAGGCAGTGAACGTGCTCGTTGCCGTCGGAAGCCGTGTTGTACAGCGAGGTCAGGTAGCCCTGAAGCTGTGCGAACGTGGCGGTTCCAGCGGTGACACCA